GGGGGAGCTGGCTGATTCAACCGGGCCGCGTACCTGGCAGGCTGAGGCATTCCGCCGAATTGGTGCGAAACTGCAGGACCCTGCCACGCGGCATCAACCTATCAGGATCGCCCGTGTGTCTGGTCACGACATCGGAAAATCAGCGTTTATTTCCATCCTCTGCCATTGGGGTATGTCCACGTTTGAGGATTGCCGAGTAATAGTAACGGCAAACACGGAAAACCAGCTCCGTACCAAGACCTGGCCAGAGATTCGGAAGTGGTTCCGACTGGCGATCAATGCCCATTGGTTTAAAACTGAGGCCACGTCTGTATTCGCAAGAGATTCGAACCATCCTGATTGGCGCGTGGACGCCATCCCATGGTCCGAGCATAACACCGAGGCATTTCAGGGGCTCCACAACAAGGGCAAGCGCATCATCGTGATATTTGACGAGGCGTCAGCCATACCAGATAAGGTCTGGGACGCGGCGGAAGGGTCCATGCTGGATGAGGACACAGAGATCATCTGGGTTGTATTCGGCAACGGCACCAGAGCATCTGGTGAGTTCCGCGAGTGTTTTCGCGGGAAGCGCCACCGCTGGGACAACGAATCAATAGATGCTCGCGACGTGGAGGGTACGAATAAGCGACAGATCGAGGAATGGCTAGAGGACAATGACATAGACTCAGATTTCATCAAGGTCCGCGTGCGTGGGATGTTCCCGAACCAATCGCCGCGCCAATTTTTCTCCGAGGCGGACGTGGACGCCGGATTCAGGCGGCACCTACGGCCCGAACAGTTCGAGTGGGCGCCGAAAATCCTTACCTGTGATCCGGCGTGGGAAGGCGACGATGAGCTGGCCATCGGGATCCGACAGGGGCTCTATTCTAAGATCCTGTGTGTCCTGCCGAAGAACGATAACGACGTGGAAGTGGCCAACATCCTGGCTGGGTTTGAGAATCAAGAGAAGGCCGATGCCGTCTGGATCGATGCTGGATATGGCACGGGGATCGCCTCGGTGGGTAAGACCCAGGGGCGAAACTGGCAGGTGGTGTGGTTCAGCGGCAAGTCTGGCGATCCAGGATGTTTGAACAAGAAGGCCGAGATGTATAAGCGCTGTCGGGACTGGCTCAAAGCGGGCGGATCCTATGACGACAAGAACCTACACGAGGAGTTTCTGTGGCCTGAATCGGTCCCTAGACTGGATGGGATGCTGCAAATCGAGCCCAAAGACGCCATGAAGCGGAGAGGCCTCAGGAGCCCGAACCGGCTGGATCAGCTAGCTCTAAGTTTCGCGTTCCCCGATCCGATCAAGCGGGACGATCCACTGTCTGCGTTTAACCGTGGGCAGCAGGGCATGTGCCAGACCAAGTACGACGTTTTCGAGGAACTGGACAGGCTATGAATGTAAAAAAATTACACAAAAAATGTTGACAGTGGGCAAAAAGTAAGCATACTTAGGGTGACGCTTTTGCCGAGCGGTGGGGGTGAACCATGATGTCAGCGCCTAAAATGCCTGCCGCACCCGCGCCAATCCCTACTGAGAACATGGACCCAATCGCCCAGCAGGCCGCGCTCCTGGAACGGAAGCGCCAGCAGGCCGCGCTTGGGTTTCGGAGCACAGTGCTGACATCTCCCAGCGGGTTGCTCTCGCCTCCCCTCACTATGACTCCAACGCTGAAGGGGCAGTAAAATGGCCGAAACAGACCAGCAACGTAGGGTCCGCCAGGTCAAGGCAATGCTCGACAACAGGAGCGTCAAATACTCCGAGTGGCGGAGCTTGGCCGAATTCTGCGCCCCGTCTGCTGGCAGTTTCATCCCACTAGAGAACCCCGACCAGCGAAGGATCAGCCGGGGGAAGATCTATGATCCTGAGGCCGAGCTGTGTGTAAACGCTCTAGTGTCTGGGTTTGAGAGCAACATCACGAACAAGGCGATGCCCTGGGTGCTGTTTAAGATGGCAGATCCAGACCTGAACCGGTTCAAGCCAGTGAAAGAGTGGCTGGAAATCGTCAAGAATGTTACCCTGGAAGTGTTCCTCAAGTCGAACATCTACAGCGTTTTCCCGAAGGTGTATCGTGATCTAGGCGTGTTCGCCACTGGTGGGATGAGCATCGAGGATGATCTAGAGAATAACACATTGCACGCCAAGCATTTCCCGATTGGGTCATACGCTCTAGAGACGAATCGCTGGGGCCGGGTGGACACATTCTGCCGAGAATACAAAATGACTGCCATTCAGATGGTGGCCGAATTTGGACGGGAAGCGTGCAGCGAACAGGTTAAGACGGCCTATGACCGCGGGAACTATGGCACCTGGTTTGATGTGGTATGGATGGTGGAACCTAACCGGGACGCGAAGCCCGGAGCATTGCTGAGCAAAGACAAGGCATTCCAGTCGACGAAGTGGGAGCCGTCCAACGACACTCAGCCACTGAGCCAGAAGGGCTATGACGAGAACCCGTGCATGTTCCCTCGGTGGGATGTGGAGGGAGAAGGGTCCTATGGCACATGCTGCCCCGGGATGGTCGCGTTGGGCACGGTCAAGAGCCTCCAGAAGAGGGAGCTGAAAAGTTTGAACGCGCTGGACAAACTCGTGGATCCTCCCTATCAGGGGCCTCCAGGCATGGAGCGCCCCAGCCAGATACCAGGATCAATCACAATTGTTCCTCAGGGAGGCATGGAGTTCAAGCCTGCGTACCAGATTAACCCACATTTTCAGGAGATGCTGGAATCCAAGAACGAGGCTAAGCAGACAATCCGCAAAATCTTCTACTCGGATCTGTTCTTGATGTTGACCAACAATCAGAATCGGGATAAGACGGCGTACGAGATCGCGGCCATGAAGGACGAGCAGATGGCCCAGCTCGGGCCTGTCTCGACCCGGACCAATGACGAGCTGCTGGACCAAGTAGTCGAGCGCACCTTCGGCATCGAAATGCGGGCTGGCATGCTACCACCTCCGCCTCCTGAGATGCAGGGGCAGATGATGGCGGTGGAGTACATCACGCCGATGTCCCAGGCTCTAAAGACAGTAGGGATCACGGCCATCGAGCGGCTCTTTCAATTTGCGGGTGGGCTCATCCCGATGTTCCCGGAAGTGGCCGACAAGCTCAACACGGATAAGGCCATTGACCAATACTCCGAACGGATAGGGGTTCCCCCAGACCTGGTGAGAGATGACAAGGAGACGGCCAGCATTCGGCAAGGACGGGCGCAGATGCAGCAGGCCCAACAGGCAGCGGCAACGATGCAGGCAGCGGCCCAGACAGGCAAGACGCTGGCTGATACCAACGTGACAAACCCGAGTGCTCTGACCCAGATCCAGGCAGCGATGCAGGGTCAAGGGGTATTCCCTGGTGCTGATGGCGTGATGCCTGCGCCAATGCAAGGCGGGGTGGCTAATGGCTGATGAAGAACTGGATTACACCGAACCCAAGGACCCGAGACTCTCTAAGCGAGAGAAGCAGATCAAGCGTGTGCGAGATCAGGAATTGGCAGACCTGGATTGGGTGCTCTCGGATCCAAGGGGGCGCCGTTACATCAACCGAATCAGTTGCGAGAAGGAGCGATGGCTGGAAACACCATTTCACCCTAACTCCAATGTATCCTCTCTGTTCAAGGGTAAGGCAGAACATGCCCTACAGATCATGCGCGAGGTTAGGACGGAACGACCTGAAATGTATTTGTTGATGCAGAGAGAGTTTATTTCCCAACCAACACCAACGAAGGAGAACACCGATGAGTGAAGAGACTGCTGGCGCGGCGACCCTACCGACCGCCGAAGCGACCAAGGAGGCTCCGGCCCCCGAGCGGGAATCAATCCTCACTGTAGCTACTGGGGGGGATTCCACGAAGGATCAGGGAACAACCGAAGACAAGGCTTCTGATCAGAAGGACGCCCCTAAAGCCGCCGATGAGGCCGCGAAAAAGGACGCCGAAGGAGAGCAGAAAGCCGAGTCAGCGGGAGTGCCTGAGAAGTACGAGTTGAAGGCCCCTGAAGGGATGGTTCTGGATGAGGCAATGATGGCCAAAGCCGAACCGGTCTTCAAGGAACTGGGTCTCACCAATGAAGGTGCGCAGAAGCTTGCGGACCTTTACGCAGGAGCCCAGCAGGAATTCACAACCCAAATCAAGGAAGCCTGGGTAAAGCAGGACCAGGAATGGCTTGCAGAGATCAAGGCTGACAAAGAGTTTGGGGGAACGAATTACCTGAAGAATGCAGCACTTGCACAATCGGCCATCGCGTGGGTTGAGTCTAAGGTTCCCGGATTCACGAAAGAAATCGGGTTCGAGCGGCTTGGCCTCGTGAACAACCCATTCCTAGCCAAGGCGTTTTCCGCCATTGGCGATCTAATGCGGGAAGACGTTGTGCCGGGTGCTTCACAGTCGGCGGGACAGGAAGGCAACATGTTCCTACCTGGTTCCAAGCGCAAGTAACTAAAACGTAATTCCATTTGCCGGATAAATACCGGCCCTGGAGGTTTAAAATGACGGCCCTGGCTGTTACTCATCCTACCCTCTTGGACTTCACCCGAGAACTCGGTGCAGACGGAAAGATCCAAACCGATATTGCAGAAGTCCTCCGACAAACAAATCCTATTCTTGACTACCTGCCCTTCGTTATGGCTAATGAGACGACAGGGCATAAGTCAATTATCCGATCCGGTCTCCCCACGCCGACATGGCGCGAACTCTACGGTGGCGTCCAGCCCACCAAAGGTGAGAGCATCGCTGTCCGGGACACTATTGGCATGCTGGAATCATACTGTGAAGTGGACAAGGCCCTCGCTGATCTTGGCGGCAACACTGTGGCTTTCCGGCGTAACCAAGAAGTTGCCCATATACAGGGTATGTCTCATGAGATGGCATCCACGTTCCTTTATGGGAACGAGGAGACTGAACGGGCTGCATTCACGGGCTTGGCTCCGCGCTATCTCCTTTCCACTGGGGCTATCAATAGCACGCACGTCCTGAAGGATACTGAGGATTCGGCTTCCACGAATTCTGACTTCTGGGTTCTTGGGCTTGGCATCAATAAGATCTTCGGCACCTTCCCCCAAAGCTCTAAGGCTGGCCTTTCCTATACGGATTTCGGGGAAGTGACAATCGGCGATGCTACGAACGGATACTACCAGGGATATCGTTCCCATTTCCGCTGGGATATGGGGCTCGTGGTTGAGGACTGGCAGTACGGTGTCCGCATCCACTGGGGGACCACGTCAGCCGCTACGTTTATCTCTGCTGGCACGGGGACCCCTCTCAGCAACATGTTGATCAAAGCCCTGGAATTGCTTCCCAGCCGAGATAACTGTAGACCGGTCATTCTGTCGAGCCGGAAGGGCAAAGAGCAGCTCAAGCTCCAGATCAAGAAGGAAATGACCTACAACCTAACCCGGGAGACTATAGCGGGCGTTCCTACGGATGTCTTTGACGGCGTACCGATTTTGACCACTGACGCAATTCTGAACAATCTCGCCGCTCTGACGGCCTAAAAGGAGAAAATCATGATCTGCAGCGAACTTGATGATTTTTGCTCCGCTACCGCGCTTAACACCGGTAGCGCTGGGACATACCTGATCGGGTCCCAGATTGGGACCGGAGACCCGACACTCAAGGATCTCGGGACCGCCGATATCTATTGGGTGATTCAGGTTTCTACGGCAGTGACGACCAGCGGCGGGACTGGGACTGTGAAGTTCACACTTGCCAGCGATAGCACTGCGTCTGTGTCCACCACTACTTCCACTTCTCATGTGAGTAGTCCCGCCTTTGCGGAAGCTACCCTTGTTGAGGGGTATCAATGGGCGGTCAAGTTGCCCTCTGGTAGCTATGAAGAATTCCTTGGCGTTCTTCAGACTACCGCCACTGCGGCAGTGACAGCTGGCGCTGTCAATGTGTTCTTTGCCAAGGAAATTCCAACCACTGTAATCTACCCTAGCATCACCTAAGCCATCTTCCCGGGGCGTCCTCGGACGGGCGCCCCGGCCCTTATCTGGAGACCGCATGAAAGAAGTAATCGCTTTAGAACTTGGTATTTACAAAGACACCCGGCAGCGCAAAAACTCACGCTTCTTCGTGGAAGATGGGGATACGGCAGATTGGTACAAGCTGTATGAGGGAGAATCGACTTCCCCGGAGGTGACGAGAACTCAAACCCTGGCTGAATTCGCAGAAGCCAGTAGGGGGGCCGTGCGAGTCAGTGGCACTCAACCGGCTGACCCAAAGCAAGCTAAGAAAGCCGAAGCCCGCAACCTAGACGTTCTCACCAAGTAGGAAGCCCCATGAAAATCGTTTGCTGCTGTGTTACTGAGGATCGGCCTGAGTTCATGCCGTGGCTCATGTGGAACTACAAGAAGCAAACGCATGAGGATAAGGAACTCCTGATTATCGATACCGGTGAGA